ATGCCTCTCCTCCCCTCCGTATATACACCCTACAACACCAGTCCATGATCATTTTTATAATATGTATTCTTCACGTTTAGATATAAATCGTATTATACCAATAACTAAACATTATGAAAAATGCGAAAATATTTATAAACAAGTAAAAGATTATATTAGACCTTATGATAATAAACATTTCGATAAACTAATATACTCAATGTTTTATATTGAGAAAAACGGATTAAAAATAGATAAAGACTTATTCAAACAATACCTCAAACCAAATAATGAATCGTTTAACATTAGAGATAATAAGATATATACCCATTATAACTTACATACAACAACAGGTAGACCTTCTAACGCTTTTAATAATATCAACTTCGCAGCGTTAAATAAAGATAATGGGTGCAGAATGGCTTTTATACCAGAAAATGATAAGTTTGTAGAAATTGATATTTCTGCTTATCACCCAACATTAGCAGCGCAACTAATAGGATATAAATTTAATAAACCAATATATGAAGAGTTTGCACAATACGCTAATATAGATATAAAAGCAGCTAAAGAATTAATGTTTAAACAAATGTATGGGGGAGTATATGATGACTATAAAGATTGGGAATTCTTTATAAAAATACAAAACTATATAAACCAAACTTGGTTACAATTTGAAGAACAAGGCTATATTCACGTACCTAATTCAAGTAAAATATTCTATAAGAATGAATTAGAAAACATGAACCCACAAAAACTATTCAATTATATACTCCAGAACCTAGAAACATCAAATAACTCTAGAATTATATGGGATATAATAAAGGTATTAAAAGATAAAAATACAAAAATAGTGTTATACACTTATGATGCTCTATTATTTGATTGGGATGAAGATGAACAGAATGTAATAGATGTGATAGATAATATATTTAAAAAATACAATCTAAAGACTAAATACAGTTATGGAACAAGTTATGACTTTGCTTAAACCCCGCAATATTTAAGAGTATAATAGACTTTTTTGCTCTTCATGTATTTATAATAAATAAGTATTATGAAGATTTGTACTAAATGTAAACAAATATTGCCTTTAAAAGAATATTCTAAAAACAAAATTAAAAAAGACGGATTAAATGGTAAATGTAAAAAATGCTGTAATGATAGTAATAAAAAAAGATACGAATTGAAAAAAAAAGAAATATTAGATAAATGCAATAAATATTATCATAATAATAAAGAGTCCATATTATTTAAATCTAAATCTAAACCTAATTCATATCAAAAAAATAAAGAACAGCACATATTATATAGAGAAAAAAATAAATTAAAATATTTAGAATATATTAAAGAATATCAAAAAATTACTCAATTAAAAAAATATCATAATGATCCTGTATATAAAACTAAAAAAATAATAGGGAATCAAATTAGAAAATTTTTAAAAGGACATAAAAGTAAAAAAACCGAGACAATTTTGGGGTATTCATATTTCTATTTTATACAAAAAATAGGAACTCCTAAAAAAAATGAACACATTGATCATAAAATCCCAACGTCATGGTTTAAAGAAAATACACCTGTTGATATTATATGGAATTTGCATAATCTTCAAATAGTTGATGAAACCTATAATAGATCTAAATTAAATACATTTAATGATATAGTTGATAAAAACTATTTAAATGAAATTATAAATTATATAAAAGAAGAATACCAAAATAAATTAAAAAAACAATAAAAATATTATTTTTTAAATTACTTTATAATATGTATGATATATACCCAACAAAATGTGTATATGATTTTGAAAATACCATTTTAGATATGGCAAACAATCGTTTATTATGCTCATTTTCTAGTCTAGAAGAATTAGATGCTCTAATAGAAAATATAAGAAGCATGTACACTATAATGTATAACAAAATGTTTGTGCTTTATGTTAAAAGTACAGATGAATACGTTATTACATATAACATAGAGCAAGGTAACATTAACAACATACCATCCAATACAATACTCGTACATAGAAAAAAAGAGCACAATGTATTATATACAATAAATGCTCTTAATGAATTAATCAAAAAACTAAATGGAGGAGTTGTTAACCCATCTTTCCCTATAGATTGGCAACATTATCGTAACAGCATACTGTTGACTAATCAGAATGAATTAAAACAACTAAACACAAAAATTTATAAAATTATAGAATTGTGAGTAAGGAGTTTAAAAGAATGCAAAAATTAGCTGGTATTAATGAAATAAAAATTAATAAACCATCTGAAAATTATAGAGCAATAATTAATAAATCTAGAATACCCACAGGCTGGGATGAAATAGAACCATACCAAGATGAAGAAGATGAAAATATAAAAATAGCAGAATTCATAGCCCCATCGGAAGGATGGGATTGGAACAATATGGATCATGTATTTATAGAAAAAACCCCAGAAGGAAAATTCATAATTGATAGTCATGTGGCGTTTGGCGATTTTGGCAATGCTGTTGAATCTAATACCTTTTCAGAAGCTATAATAGACGCTATTGAAATAATGAATAATTTTAAAGAAGACTGGGATGATATTGACGATTATGAAAGAGATATAGACAATTAATTTTAAAAATAGTTTGGCTACTCAAAAATAGGTTATTATATTAATGTTATATTTAAAAATTTATAATTCATGGATTTAAATGAAATCAAGAGTCGCTTAAATGCACTCCAGCAATCAAAATCATCTAAAGGTGGTGGTGAAAAGAAAAATGTGTTTTTCAAACCAGCAATTGGAAAACAAGTAATTCGTGTTGTACCAAACAAACACAACAAGAAGAACCCATTTACAGAAGTACTAATACATTATGGTATCGGTAACAAAACAATGATATCTCCTCAAAATTGGGGTGAAAAAGATCCAATTGTTGAGTTTGCAAAAGAACTTCGTAAAACAGGTGATAAGGAAAATTGGCGTTTAGCTAAGAAACTAGAACCAAAAATGCGTATATTTGTTCCTGTAGTAGTACGTGGACAAGAAAGTGAAGGTGTTAAGTTATGGAACTTCGGTAAGGAAACTTATATGGATTTCTTAAACTTAGCAGACAATGAAGATATCGGTGATTTCACTGACGTCGCTGAAGGTAGAGATATTACCTTAACTACAGTTGGACCTGATGTAACAGGTACATCTTACAATAAGACAACAATAATGCCTCGTACTAAGCAAACTGTATTAGTAGATGATAAGACACTTGTTAAGAAACTACTTGAAGATCAACCTAATCCGATAGAGACATTTAAGAAATTTTCTTATGACGAGATGAAACAAGCACTCCAAGACTGGTTAAACCCAGAAGAAACTGAAGAAGCAGAAATTGAAGAAGAAAGTACTACAGGTGATTTACCATGGGAAAAAACACCAGCCCCAGCTAAGAAAAATTATGAGTTAAAGGCACCAGTTAAAAAGTCAAATAAAGCTGATAAGTTCGATAAGCTTTTTGAAGAAGAAGCCGATAATACGGACGATGATGATAATGATGATTAATCATCTTAAATAAGCCCCCGAAAGGGGGTTTATTTTTCTAACATTAAAAAATAAATTATATTATGGCAAAGAAAAAAGATGCAGCATCGCTGAGTGAAATTGTATCCTCTGAACTCAAATTAAGTTTTGACCTTGATAAGTATAAAGAGAAAAAACTTATGAATAACAATGTAAAGTTTAAGGAACAAACATGGATACCATTTTCTCCTGCTCTTCAAGATGTCTTATCACTTCCTGGTATTCCTGTAGGTCATATCACAATTGTTAGGGGTAGATCTAACACAGGTAAAACAACTACTTCTATTGAAGCAGCAACTGAAGCTCAAAAGATGGGTATATTACCTGTAATTATTATCACGGAAATGAAACATGATTGGAACCACTGGAAAACTATGGGGTTTCAAATGGAAGATGTATTTGAAGAAGAAACAGGTGAAATAGTAGATTATAAAGGTTTCTTTCTATATAGAGATAGAAGTACACTAAATTCAATTGAAGATATAGCTACTTTTATGCTCGATATAATCGATGACCAAAATAAAGGAAAATTACCATATAACTTATTATTCATATGGGACTCAGTTGGCTCAATACCTTGTAATATGAGTATTGAACAAGGTAAAAATAATCCAATGTGGAACGCAGGAGCAATGGCTACTCAATTCGGGAACTTTATTAACCAAAAAGTAATGACATCTAGAAAAGAATCAAGCCAATTCACTAATACGTTTTTAGTTGTAAACAAAGTTGGAGTACAACCAGCTGAAGTACCTATGGGTAGACCAAAAATGACTAATAAGGGCGGTGATACTATGTATTGGGACGCATCTATTGTACTTACTTTTGGAAATATTACTAATGCAGGGACATCTAAGGTAGAAGCTACTAAAGACAAAAAGAAAGTAGAATTTGCTTTGCGTACTAAAATATCTTGTGATAAAAATCATGTTAATGGTATTACTACAAAAGGAACTATAGTTAGTACAGTTCATGGATTTATTAAAGATGATCCAAACGCTATTAATAAGTATAAAAAAGAACACGCTCATGAATGGGTAGATATTCTTGGAGAAGGAAAGTATGAAGTAAGTATAGATGAATCAGAATGGAATGAAAAATCTGATATATCTGAAATAGTTGATGAAGAATAATATGAGCAATAAAAAAGATTTATTAAAACTACTTAATAAAATATCAGAAAATACAAACCAAACTGAAGATAAACAGTATGATAGAGTTATCTTAATAGATGGACTTAATATGTTTCTTAGAAATTTCGCTGTAATTAATTACATAAACGAAGCAGGAAACCATATTGGTGGATTAGGAGGTTTTTTAAGATCATTAGGATCTTTAATCACTCAAATTCAACCTACTTCTGTATATGTAGTATTTGATGGAGTTGGTTCTTCCATAAATAGGAAGAATCTACTCCCAGAATACAAATCTGGGAGAAACTTAGTTAGAGTTAACAGTGCTGTATTTGATGATATAGAAGAAGAACAAGATGCTAAAATAGATCAGGTTCGAAGATTAACCCATTATCTTCGATGTCTTCCTGTTAGCACCATTTCTATCGATAAGGTAGAGGCTGACGATATTATCGCTTATTATAGCGATTATTTACCGAATACTTATGACTCTAAAGTATACATTGTATCGAATGATAAAGATTATTTACAATTGATAAATGAAAAAGTCACTGTGTACCGCCCCGCTGAAAAAGAATTTTATACTAAAGAAACTATTAAAAATAAGTTTGGAGTTCTAGCAGATAATTTCATTATTTATAAAACACTTTTAGGAGACAATTCAGATAAAATACCGGGTGTGAAAGGATTAGGTGAAAAAGGCATATTTAAACGTTTTCCTGAATTAAAAGATAGAGTATTAGATTTAGAAGATTTATTTGACTTATGTGCATTTAAACATAAAGAACATAATATATATTCTCAAATAATATTTTCTAGAAATAATTTAGAGAGAAATTATAAAATTATGAATCTCAAAAATCCACTGTTAGATGATGAAGAGAAAGCTTACTTAGAAGAAATAACAAAACAACCAATTCCTGAACTAAACAGTGAGGGGTTTTTAAGGTTGTATAATGAAGATGGGTTAAGCAAAACGATTAAGAATACAGATTATTGGTTAAGAGAAACATTTAAAGTATTAAACAGTTTTAAAAAATAAAGGTATGACAACAACAACATTATCAAATCTATCTCAATATGGGACTGGGTTTCAAGTTAAAGTATTATCTTCATTATTAACCCATAAAGAATTTCTATTAAACATTTATGATGTGTTAAGTGAAGATTACTTTGACTCCCAATCACATAAATGGATAATTAGAGAAATATTAAAATATTACGCTAAGTATCACACTAATCCAACTATGGAGGTGTTAAAAGTAGAATTAAAAAAAATAGATAATGAAGTATTACAAATTTCTATAAAGGAACAACTTAAAGAAGCATATAAATCTTCAGATGAAGACTTAAAATATGTTGAAGAAGAATTTAGTAATTTTTGTAAAAACCAACAATTAAAAAAAGCACTATTAAATAGTGTAGATTTATTAAATGCTGGAGATTATGATTCTATCAGGAGTCTAGTTGATAATGCTCTCAAAGCTGGCCAAGATAAAAATATAGGCCATGAATACAATAAAGATACTGAATCGCGCTATAGAGAAGAACACAGAGTAACAAT